TCCCAACGCCGGAACCTCCGGCAAATGACGAAAGGATTCCCCAGATGAAAATAAATAACTTCAGAGGATACCGTTATCGCCGCTATGGCGCAGCACTAATCGTAGCAGCAGTAGCTTGGTTTCCATATGCAGCTCACACATTTTTTATCTTCCCAAGTCTACTCGCACTTGTTGCGGCAGTAGTTCTCGTACTTGGTGGATGTATTCCACTTCTAGTATTTGCGCTTCACTGCTTCAATGTTGCCGACGACGAATTCAACCAACTCAAGAGATAAGGAAGACCACACATGGAACTAGTAATTGAAAACTGGGAGCTAGGTCTCTACATTCCCAATACAATTGAACTGTATCTTCGCCTATGGGTACTTGCAGCTGTTGCCGCAGTGCTTGTAGCTCGCAAGATCTATAAGTACAAGAAAGATCAAGTAAAGGTCGAGCCACTGCTTGGGGTAGCATACAAGAAGTGAGATTCATAGCTGCAAGTCAACGCATACCTCGTCGCAGAGACGACAATCGTTTTGAGATCTGTATCTCCTGTGGCCACTACATCTACGTGGCCCAGGAGATTCAGTTCGTGCCGCTAGGCAATAAGGCGAAGGGCAACTTCAAGATGTCCGCCCGCCACATTAACCACGTGGATTGTCAGGTATCCATTAACATTGGTTTACCTTCCAGCCCTTATGGTCCACGTCGAGAAATAGTTCTGGACAGTAGTTTACAAGATTAGGTAGACAGGATATGTTCTACCAAACAGGAGGATGAAATGACGCGAGGTACGATTCAACGTGAGCAGGTCTATGTGTATGACACCTGCCAACAGTGCAATGACACAAATGTACTTGTTTATGAATGTGGCGAACAGCTTTTGTGCGCGGAACATTCACGCCAATACGCACGTTCACATCCTCTACTCCCATACTGCGATAGATGTGGCAAACAAGAAAAGGTGTTTCGTGACCCATCGCATCGACGCAACGAGTATCTTTGCATGAGCTGTCACGCTGATGATGGATTCCTTATCCGTGATTCAGTCACAGGTCGTGCCGTCCTTGAGACTCTTAAGCTTGAAAAGGACAAATAGTTTTGGGTAGCCCGCAGCTGCGGTTACTCGAAGAGGCTGAGGAACTTCACCGGAAGTCCCGAGCCTGGCTGGAAACAGCCGAACCAAACGAAATACAGACGAAAGGTACTAACGTGACAGAAGCAACACCACAAGCGGCAGCCCAGCTCTACAGCCAGGGCAAGCCAGTAGTTGAGGTAGCTAAGGAACTGGGAATTACCTATGGTAAGGCTCGCAAGCTCATCGACGCATCAGGAACAACCATTCGAGACAGCTCAAGCCGTCTCAAGGGCCGCACACGCCCAGTCAAGTAGGAAATCATGCCTAACTGGATTACCAGGCTTCAAGAGCTGGTATGGCCTGCGGTATTGGCTGTGGGATTTGCCGTGCTCTCCGTAGGATTGGCCTTCTCGTCCCCTGAGAGCCTCTCTAAGGCGGTTTCCTTGGGTATGGCAGGCATAACCATGGCTCTCCTAGCTCAAAGGGCATAGCTCGCGCTCCTCTTTCCTGGGCACCTGATATAATTATCCTATACAGCCCAGGAAAGGGGTAGCAAATGACTCAAATGACATTGCCGATGGTGAAGGACGCAGCTAGCGAAAAGCAGGTTGCCTTCATCGATTCACTACTCAACGAGCGTGAGCTCGATGCGATTCAAGTTACTAGCTTCCGTTCAATGCTTCCAACGATGACAAAGAAGCAAGCGTCTGGCATGATTGACATTCTCCTTCGCCAACCTAAGCGAGTAGAAAAGGTTCCAGGAGCTAAAAAATCACTTCTTCAGGAAGCACTTTCTAAGGCGCCTAAATCTAAGTACGCGGTGCCTGTAAGCGAACTTGATATCTCACTTGAGGATACACCACTAACTGGTGACCTACTTTTTATCGAGGTAAAGGAATACATGAACAACCTTTACATGCGTCGCCTAACTGGCTCAGTAGGTGGATTTACCCGTCATAAGGTACCTTCACAGGACTCAATCGTTATCATGGACATTATTGCCAAGGATCCATACAAGTACGCAAAGATCTTTGGACAACACTACAGCTGCTGCGGAAGCTGTGGAGCTGAGCTGACAGACCCAGTTTCAAGGGATCTGCAACTTGGACCTGAATGCCGCAAGAAGTTCGGAAGGTAGGTGGTATTATGGATCCTATGGAAGATTCAGCAAAGTATTACAAGTTGACCATCAAGAACAGCGATGGCTCAACTTACATGGTACTTTACGTAGCTGGTGACAAGGCACGTAAGGCTAAGAGCATGTACTCATTAGATGAAGGATTCATCGTTGATGCCGAGGCTCTGCAAGAGCTACCCGAAGGAGTAGAACTAGACATCGCTTAGCGGTTCTAGTTCACAAACAAACATGAAACAAAAAGGTTCTATTTCTGTCCCTTTTTGTTTCGCTTACACAGGGACTGATGTTATTATTAGTCCCATGACGAAAGGACGTATGACTGATGTGGATATTTACTGAGGCTGGATTTGTGTCTGCTGTGCAGCACAGAGAGAATCCTGATTACCTGATGGTTCGCGCACGCGACCGTCAATCACTTGAATCTCTAGCTACAATGATTAGCGTAGAGATTAAGTCGACACCACTTGCTGACTACCCTTACCGCCTTGTTGCGTCAAAGGAAGATGTCAAGAGCTGGATGAACGACAACATAGATTTCCTTGGATATAGCAACTTCAAAAACCAAGTTGCCATTACCCGAGGAAAGGAATACGCCTACACGTTGGGAAGCGTGTGGTCGACGATGCATGAAGTTGAGGACGAGGAATCTCGTAAACAGCTTCACGAGTATGAATCGTCGTTGGGCTTTCAATGAGCCTAGCGCATTCCGCCAAGCCTGCGGGCTTGGTTGTCCCTGTCCCCTAACAAAGGAGGCTAACTAGCATGCAGATTTCTAAACAGAAATTGGCATTGACGTCAGTAGCTTACGCGGTGACACTGATTGCAGTCGCAATGACTGCGTCGTCGCAATTTAAGACTGACTCTGTAGCATCAGCTACCGAGACAGAACAACTAAATAGCAAGGAGCTAACACCTAGGGTTATACCTGAGGTGACAGCAACAGTTCGTACTCCGGCCGAGGTATTTGCTTCCTATAGGAACAGCAAGATCCCTCTAACTGGTGGTCAACTCTCAGAGCTTCTAACAGCTGTGGGCTTTGAAGGAGAGGCACATCGGATTGCTTGGGGTATAGCCATGCGGGAATCAAACGCCCGTCCGCTAGCTCTCAATGATAGCAAACGAACTGGTGATAGCTCATACGGCATATACCAAATCAACATGATATATGACCTAGGACCAGAACGTCGCAAGAAGTTCGGCCTTACAGCCAACGAGCAGTTATTTGACCCTGTGCTAAATGTGCAGGTCGCATATCTGATGACTGGTGGTGGTAAGGATTTCGGAGCTTGGGGCATTGGTCCAAACGCGTATCGTGAAGGTGCGGGTATGTCGACACTGAAGCGACTTAATCAGTACCCAGGTATTGTTAAAGTCAAGCTACCAGAGTAAGGATATATTTCAACCATGAGCGAAAACGAAATCAACGAAGATGGCTATCAGCCATACGCGGCTGGTGTTCCTGTAGAGGATACACCTATGCCGTTAGCTGAGGAGCCTAAGGCACCAGAACCAACCCCTGAGCCAGAACCAACCCCTGAGCCAGAACCTGAACCTGAACCAAAGCCAGAGGCTAAGGCTCCTAAGGTACGGGTCGAGGATACGGTGGCTACCCACGTGGTAGGCACTGGAGATCAGGACGAGGTCCGTCTAGACGCCTGTGTGTATATGAACAAGTATGCACGTAAGTCTCTTACGGTCCATCACCTACAGCGCCGCCTTACGGAGCTGGGTTACGGTGAGGCTGATTCAGATCGAGATGGCTGGTACGGTGAGCTAACCATGGAAGCTGTAAAAGGATTCCAGGGAGATAATAGGCTCGAGGTAACAGGTCTTATGGACGCTGATACCTTTAAGCGCATCTTCAAGGGCGACCCAAACGTAAAGGTCATTGTCCCAGAATAACCATTAACAACAGCAGGAGGCCTGGCCAAACAGCCAGGCCTTTTGCTTTTCCCTGGCTGTAAGCCCAGCCTGTAGGCTAGTCGCCTGTAGGTTAGGAACCTAGCCTGCCTGTCCTAGCCTGTAGGTATTTCTGTCTGCTTCCTACTAACTACACGTCTGCTAGCTCTCTGCTAGCTGCTAGCTGCTAGCTTCCTAGTTCCTACACAGAAGTTGTAGGCTAGCCTGATGCTCACCTACCTAAGTTACTAACAAGTAACATAGACAATTACCTAGACAACTACTCTAAGTTACTCGCAAGTACTATAGACAGGCACCTGCCTGTCCTAAGTGCCTAAAAATCATAAGAAAAATAGCATGCCTGTTCTTGCCTAGACATTGAAGGACCAAGGCACTAACAAAACAGTAGTGCCTGCCTGTTTCTTCTTCCAAGAAAAATCTTAAGTATCCACAAACAACATGCTCGAGACACTTGCCTGCAGCGCTCGCTTATACCGTATCCTTCTCTCACGCCCAAGGCAATTAGCCTTAATGTACTATTTATTACCCCTCAGTACATAAGTATTCCGCCGTGGTTCTAAAGCGCAAAATAACGTGTTATAATATCTACATGACAAAGTACATGAAAACCAACCTTGAGCTTCCACAGGAGGTTCATACACAGTTTGAGCAGATCACCGCAGAGGCTGACCGTAACGCCTACATAAAGGCTCTACGCGAGCGTGGCTGGAGTCTTGACTCTATCGGCAAGTGTGTCGTAGGTCAACTCACCCGTGAGCGCGTGCGCCAGATCTCACATGCAGTTCCAATGGGCGAGGCAATTCGTGTCGCCGCAAGTGGCTATCCAATTCCTGAGCCACCGAAGTATCCAGAGAAGGTTTCACCTAAGTTTATTGAACCGTCTGAGGAAACACTAAAGCGTTTACTCGAGCTTCAGCCGTATGCACAACAGGTGCGCTCGTATGGAAAGGCTTACCGCAAGGAGGCTGAGGAATACACGTGGTTAGTCAACTACGCTCATACAGTTGAGGGCGTAACCTTGTATCGTCTTGCAAAGCGTCTCGGTGTTACTCATGGCGCTCTTCGTTTTCGACTTGTTCGTTACGGATACAAGACTCCGCAGACTGGCGCATCAAAAGCGTACAATCCAATCCTAGAAGAGAATCGCCTAACAGCTTTCAAACCAGAATAGAGTAGTCACATGGCAGAGTCAATGGCAGAGAGAATTGCCAAACTATCTCCAGAGCAAAAGGCGTTAGCGCTTCAAGGATTTGATCCTGAGCGCTTACAGTGGGACTGGTCATTTTGGGGTCGTCCTGAACAACAACGCCCTGAAGGCGATGACTGGAACATCTGGCTTTATCTTGCAGGCCGCGGTGCAGGTAAAACGCGTACCGCCGCAGAGTGGATACGAGAAGAAGCAAAGTACACAAACAAGGGACAAATACGTTTTGCGCTTGTTGCTCGTACTGCTGCTGACGTTCGTGACGTTATCGTTGAAGGCGAGTCCGGAATCATTAACGTGACGCCTCCAAGCGAGCGCCCGCTATATGAACCGTCAAAGCGAAGACTAACCTGGCCTAACGGAAACACGGCTACATGTTTCACCGCAGATGAGCCGGATTCACTTCGTGGTCCGCAATTTACACATGCCTGGGGTGACGAGGTTGCCGCCTGGCGTCAAACTCCTGACGCGGCAGGTATGACTGCGTTTGATAACCTTCGTGTTGGTACCCGTCTTGGATCTAATCCTAAGATTGTTGTTACTACAACTCCAAAGAGAGTTCCTCTTCTTTATCAGCTAATGGCTGAGGCACAAAAAACTGGAAAGGTAATCATTACCCGTGGTTCAACCATGGATAACCAGGGAAACCTATCCACCGCGTATCTTGACGCCATCAAAGGCGTGTATGAAGGAACGCGATTAGCGCAACAGGAACTATACGGCGAGATGCTCTCGGACGTAGAGGGAGCGTTGTGGACACCAGATCTTATTGACCGTTCAAGAGAAACTACGTTGCCAATGGGAACACCGTTGCGCGTTGTCGCAGTTGACCCTTCGGTTGCAGAGAATCCTCGAGACGAGTGCGGTATCATTGTTTGCGCATCAACTGGCGAGCGCGATTTGTACAAGCGTAACTCCTGGGTACTCGAGGACGCAACTGTTCATGGATCTCCTGACGTGTGGGCAAACAAGGTTGTGCAGATGGCACGCAAGTGGGGTTGCCCTGTAGTTGCTGAGGTTAACCAAGGCGGTGCGCTCGTTCGCAATGCTATTAACACGATTGATCCAAGTATTAAGGTACTTGAGGTTCATTCCAAGCACGGCAAGGCTCTACGCGCAGAACCAATTACGCTCGCGTATGAACAAGGTCGTGTTCACCACGTAGGCTATCTTGCAGATCTTGAAAGCCAGATGATCTCATGGATTCCTGGTGAAGGTAAGTCTCCAGACCGCGTTGACGCTTTAGTACACGCATTGACTGCGCTCCTCATTAAACCTCCTGCTGGTTTCGTTGGTGGAAAGATCACCGCGCGCTCACTTGCGCATCGTAAGCTTCCAAACAACCGAACAGGCGGTGTTTTTAAAGTTCGCTAGTGTACACTACATGTTATCGTGTACCTTATGGAAGAGAAGCGCCGTCCTGCTCGTAAGCAGGCACTACCGGAGTCTGAGGCCGAGCTTCTTTCTACCTTATTTGATAAGGAGTTCTACACCCGAGTAAGACAACTCTTTGAGGCAGGTTGGTCTCTTCAAAGCATTGGTAACGCGTGTAATCCTGTTCGTCGTAGATCTACCGTTAAGTTTTGGGTCGCACGTAATCATGAACATTCTCCTATATCTTCTCCTATTCCAACCCCTAAGCTTAAGACAGGACCTCGCGGTTATGTATCACGACGTCCAGTCTCTCCGGGAATTAGTGGAGCAGATCGCACTCGTATCGAGCAGTTGTCTCCGCTGGCTCGTCGTTATCGTTCTAAGATGACACCTAATTCTCCACAAGCACTTGCCAACGATGAGCTTACAATTATCTGTACTCGTCTTTACGAGTCAAATGTTCCAGTTCGCGAACTTGCCGAGGTGGCAGGTGTTACATATCGCGCAATGGCAAGAAGGTTAGGTAAATGAAAATAATGAATGATGTGTTTCCTGCCTTTGTTGGAGTTGCCCAGGCTGGTCTCGTTAATACGGTTCAAGAGCTTTCATCTGCGCCGATCACCGCAGGTGCCTATCAGGTAACAAAGACACGTATCGTTGTCACCGATGAGGCGGTTATCGTTGCCGTAGATGGTCAAGATGGTCCGATGATTGTTTTTCGTGAACGGTACACCGAACATCACAAATCAGATAGTAGGACCGAGGACTCATACATAGTCACCGAAACAGGCAAGATGCTTGCCTACAAGAAGGACGAGAACTGCGGTTGTGGTTCACGTTTGCGCTCGTGGAATCCGTATCGCCACGTGTATTCAAGTCAGGATCCAACCGAATGAAAGGAATAACCTATGGAAATCGCGTTTGGTAACTTCGTTATACTAGCGCTTGCAGTCTACCGTGCTAGCCGTCTCGTAATCGAGGACACAGTCCTTGACAAGTTCCGTAAGAAGGTCTGGAAGAAGTTTAAGCCAGCCGACGGAGGTATTGGGTATCTACTCACCTGTTATTGGTGTGTGTCATTTTGGATCTCATCACTAGTTATACTTGCCTATATTATAGTACCTATACCAACGACTGCCGTATGCGCTGTTTTTGCGCTATCAGCAGCCGCAGGAGTTATAACCGCATGGTTGGAAAAGTAATGTCCAACTATTCCGTTAATCAGGACAAGGAGTAGCAGGTGGCAGTATTTAGTCGCGAACCCGATAAGAATCGTGCGGGGCGTCGTAGATCAGCAGCAGCTGTCCGTCGTGCTATTAACTCTCCTTCTCTGTCTCTTAGCTCTATTGCAAACGTTCCAGGTTTTGCTACACCAGTCCCATACTCATATCCTCGTGGCCTTACTGCTGCCGCAGCGCAGATTCGTCTAAACGATAAGGGCGAGGCCGAGCAATTTCGTTCACGTCGTCTTGCAGGAGCAAACTCCTGGCAGACTGAGGCGTGGGAATACTATGACGCCATCGGTGAAATTAAATACGCATTTAGTCTTGTTGGATCTGTAATATCTCGTATTCGTCTATATGCCGCGGTGATTGATAATCCTGCCGAGCCACCATTTCCAGTTCGCAACAGCGACCTATTAGATAAGCGTCTTGCCTCTGCCGCAGAACGTGCGATTGTTCGTCTTGACTCCGCATACGGCGGACAGGCTGGACTTCTTCGTGATGCAGCGTTAAACCTAGCAGTTTCCGGTGAATGCTACCTAGTTCAAATTCCAGAGCGTCGTGGACAAGGACTTCCAGAGACTTGGGATATTCGTTCAGTTGATGAAGTTCAGGTTGACCAAAAGGGTGCATACACAATTATTCCTCGTCGTGAGGCTTCAACACTTACTGGACAAAAAAATGCTGGTCAACTTATTTTGCCAAAGAACGCTTTCGTTGGTCGTATCTGGAGAGCGCACCCACGCTATTCCGACGAGGCTGATTCAAGCCTACGCGGTTTGTTAGATCTTTGCGCAGAGCTACTTCTCCTCAACAGAACGTTTCGTGCTACTGCACGCTCACGCCTAAACGCTGGTGCGTTGTACTTACCTGACGGTCTTTCTGTTGCTGGTTCACCAGACCCAGATTATCCATATGATGATGATGACGCAACTAATCAAGACTTTAGTCCTGAGGAAGCAGCGGACGAGTTTGAAGATCAGTTAATGGATGCGATGACGACTCCGATTCGTGACGAGGACTCTGCATCTGCAGTTGTTCCTCTTATCATTCGCGGTCCTGCTGAGCTTGGTGACAAGATTAAGCAATTCAAGTTTGAACGTTCATTTGACCCTGCACTTGCACAACGTGCAGACCGCGTTCTTGAAAGAATCCTACAAGGTCTAGATGTACCAAAGGATATTGTTACAGGCCTTGCAAACGTAAAATACTCAAACGCTCTTCAAATTGATGAGTCTCTATACAAAGCACATATCGAACCGTTAATGCTTCTCATTGCAGACGCAATTACAGTTGTTTATCTGCGTCCTTACCTGATTGCAAATGGGTTCGACCCAGCTCAGGTAGAACGCATCTGCGTATGGTATGACCCATCACAGGTAGCTACGCGCAATGACCGCGCGGCTGACGCAGATGCTGGATTTGACAGGGGAGTAATTTCCGGAGATGCGTGGCGTAGATCGCACGGATTTACAGAGCAGGATGCACCAACACCAACAGAGGTTGCACTACGTCTTCTTAAGGAGAAGGGTGCAATTACACCTGAACTTACAGAGGCAATGCTTGGAGCCGTTGCTCCTGACGTAATGAAGGCAACACGTCTTGCATCACAGGCACAATCGCTTGCACCAATTCCGCCAGAGGTTGAACGACTTCTTAAGGGACCACAGTCTACAGAACCAGTAGCTGATGAGGCTGCACCAGAAACTGTTGATTTAGAAACTCCAGAGACACCAGCAGAGACAACAGAGCCAACACCAACAACAGAGGTGTAAAGATGTCAATTGAGCCAATTGATCTTTTAGATTCATACGAGCCAGTAACAGCTGCTGGTAAAGGGCCATGCTGGGACGGTTACAAACAAGTTGGCATGAAGAAGGGTAAGAACGGAAACATGGTTCCTAACTGTGTCCCTAAAGACTCGTCTGATTCAACAGAAACAGAGTTTGCAAATCCTCGTGCCCCTAAAAAAGATCGCATCTACGGCTCAAAGAAAAATAAAAAGGGATCTGCATCCGGCGGAAAGAAAATTGTGTTTAGCGCTCGAACAGAGGCAACGCTTCGTGAGAAGGTTAAGAAGCACAACGAAAAAGCGCCTGAAGGACGTAAGGCAACACTTGGAATGTTAAAGGCGGTATATCGCCGAGGCGCAGGTGCGTTCTCGAGTTCACACCGAGCAGGAATGACAAGAGATGGCTGGGCATTTGCTCGCGTAAATGCATTTCTACGTCTATTAAAAAGTGGTCGTCCTGCAAACCCAAACTACAAACAGGACAATGATCTTTTACCAGCAAAGCACCCGCGCTCAAGTAAAGGTGATGCTTCTGTGATTGCGTCACTATACGCAAGTCAAGAACTATACGTTACATTAAAGGATGAAGAAGAATATCACTCACCAGAGCACGCAATCTTAGCGATGGCAGAACTTTCTGGAGAAGGATACGAAATTATCCCTGCCTTACGAGCAGCTTGGCTTCGTGGCGTTCGTGAGAACGAGTCGCCGTTTGACCGTGCAGCAGTTCTAGCGTCTGCTTTATATGATTCTAAGGATGCCGATCTTTTACCAACTAAGGAGTCACCTCAAAGTGTATGAGCTAATTAACGATATTCTTACACGGAGAGAAAATGCCGTAGTTCCAAAATCAAAGTTTCGTGGAGCAAAAAAGACGCTTCGCCAATCCGTACTCGAGTTAGCCGCTATTGAAAATAAAAAAGTAACCGCTGAGCGTCGTGTTTCTACTCAGTCAGTTTTAGCAGTCGCTGAGCGCTCGTTAAGTAAGACAGTCCATCTTGACGACAAAACTCGTAAGTTTATTGCGTATAAGGAAGTTTCATCATTTATTAGCCTAGCACAAACTGGAGAACTTCCATCAGGCTCAAAAATACCCTGCTTTGATCTTCTACCAGTAGGTCACCCTAGCTCTACATCTCGTAATGTAATGACCGCGTCTGCGCTACGTCATGCACGTTCTCGCTGGATCGCAGCTGATCCACGTATTGATGATGAGGCAAGAGAGATCGTCGCGGCAGCATATTTTTATGATAAGGATTCTGTAGAGTATGCACATGCAATTACCTCGTTGCAGGTTCTTATCGCTGGTGGTGTTCCTCGCGAGGTTTATTTAACAGCGCTTACTGCTGCGTTTAGTTTTGGTGACGGAAACTCTTCAGCTGCTCGCTCAGCACGTGCAAATCTGCAATGGCGTGACCGTTTAGGCCGATGGATTGAAATGGGTCGTGGTATTGGATTTAAGATTAACATTGGTGGAAACAACGTTCCGATCAATGGAAAGTTTATCGGTGTTGATGGTAACCGTGGACTAGTTCAAGTCAAGGGAGATCCAAATCTCCCAGATGGTATCTATCCCGTTGAATCAAGTAACGCTCAAGAGTACAAGGCGCTTCTACCAGACAGTGTTGTTGGAAAGCTAAAAGGTAAGCTTTCTTCTATTCTTGATAAGAGAGCGCAGATCCCATCTAAAGATGAGATGGCTAAGATGCGTATGGACGCACCTGCTGGTTGGAAGAAAAATGAGGACGGATCATTTGGTTCTGACGACGATTACATCGTAGAAGAGTCTGACGGAAAGCTCGCGCTGTTCCGTAAGGACAAGAACGGTGATAAAGGTGCACAGGTTGGCGAGGCAGTTGACGACTGGGCACAGATCCAGGATCTTGCTAACGCAGATGAAAAAGATTATGACAAGTTTAAGCGTGTTATGTCATCTCCAAGTAACAAGGATGTTCTCCCGGGTTCTGAGGAAGACCCTTATGATAAGCTCAATCCTTCTGCAAAGGCTGTTCTTGATGAGATGGAAGCTAAGAAGGCGAAGGACAAAGCTTTCTTTGAGGAAAAGAAAAAGAAGTACAACGAGGACGTTGATAAGTTTGAAGAGATGTTCGAGCAAGGCAAGGACATTGAAGGACGCGACATTCCTGAAGGTTGGGAACTTGGTATTAGCAAGTACTCTACTGATGGCGTCCTTGATATTAGAACATTTCAAAAGTTAGTACCAAGTGCAGATGGAAAAAATCAAGTTCAGGTAATTGCTGAAATTGATGACAAAGGTAAGATTAAGTTTGGACACCGCGCTAACTGGTTTAATAAGGATGAACAAGGATTTGAAGGGTACGACACCTGGGAAGAGGTTGAGGCGCGTATTCCTGATGTTGTTAACTGGGTTGGAGACGCAAAGAGTTTACAACATGATCCAGCCGATCCTTGGTTTAAGGAAACTATTCCTGTTCCTCGTGACGGAGATGAGACAGTTGCTAACTTACCGGAGACTCCACAAGGCGATACTTCAACATTAGATCAGAACGTTGACAAGGCTATTGAAGAGCTTAATAAGCATGAAGAAGAAGCAACTACCGAAAGCCGTGCTATGGCAATTGGTGAAGTTCAAAGTCTTCTTCAAGAAGGTAAAGAGCTACTTGCCAAGGGCAACAAATCATACGCATTAGATAGATTCACGCTCGCAGCTAACATTATTGAAGGAGAGGACTACCCAACAGACGGAGTCTTCCCTGGTGGAGAACACGCTGCTGAGGCGGCAGAGATTCTTGACGCGATTATCACTGAACTAGAAGGTGATGATGGAGATGGTGGTGTAGATCCTACAGATCCAAAACCAACTTCTCCAGAAGCGCCAAAAGCAGAAACTCCAGCTGCTAAGGAGACATCTCAAGAAGTTATCTCAAAGTTTACACCATCTAAGAACGCGTGGAAACTTCAGAGCCCAGAAAAGTTTGAGCCAGAGGGTCGTGTTGATGATGAGCAGAGCCCAGATTTTTCAGATGACCCAGAGGTTCTTGCTAATAAGTTTTCTGAGGACGCGCTTGTTGACGCGTTTATTCAAGCAATCGTTGGTAAAAAGGATTACGCGTTAGATCTTCTTGATGACAGCTCTTCTGAAGAAGAAGAAGAAGAAGAAGAAGTAGACGAAGACGGAAAGCCTATAAAGAAGCCAAAGAAGAAAGGACCTGGCGCTCCTAAAAAACAACCTGAAAAGCCGATTGTTGGTCTTGGTGTTGGAGCTCTTGATTTTAAGGGTGGCGAAGAGTGGATTCCAGCAGAGGCAATCTATCTTGCACTAAAGAAGCAAGGATACGATGCTGATCTTCTTCTTGCACAACTGTATGACACAGGCTTGGGTGAAAGTAAGAATCAAGATCTTCTTAAGTCTCTTCGTAAGGAAGAAACTGTAGAGATGCAAACGCCACTACTTGACGCGATTGATCCTGATGATGCAGACGCTATTGCAAGAGCAAACGTTGATGTTGCACTCGCGGACTCTGGATCTGCAGTAGTTTCGCAGCTGCTAGAACTTAATAGAAGTGGTGAGCCAAACACTAAGATCGTAGAACTTGCTGCTGCCATTAGAAATGCAAAGGGAGCTTCAGCAGGAAGCAAAGACGAAAAGATCTCAGAAGATCTTCAAAAACTGCTAGGTGATTACATTGGAGGAGCACTTGACCCTGACGCATCTCCTGAGGACAAACAAGCGTTTCAAGCGCTATGGGCAACAATCACTGCTCTCGATGAGGGAATCAGTAATGGTGTAGAGGAAACTAGACTTGCCCTTGGCGTGTTTGACGCAATTAAAAAGTATAACGGATCTGCTGAGTGGCCAGAGGTACAAGAGTTCTTTAAGAAAAATGGAAGCATAAACGATCTAATTAAGTCAAAGCAAGCCATAATTGATGGAAGAGAATCAATCGACAGCGACACCTCTTTTGCTGGTGCATTCTTTAGACTTATGGTTGAGTCATCTCGGTACAATCAAACATCTTTGTATCGAGGAATACAGGTGCCAAATGATAGTCCTCTTTTAGAGAAAATTAGAAATGGAGAAGTTCTAGCATTTGACGCTCGCTCGTTCTCAATGGATCAAAACTTAGCCAGAGTCTTTTCAGGTGGACTTAACAGCGTAAAAGACAAGACTGCTGTTGTATTTACAATCCGTCCTGAGAAAGGAAGATCTGTTGATTTAAGTAGACTATCTCCTTTTGAAGAGCAAGAGCATAGAGTCTTAGGTAACTTTAAGATCGTAAAAGTAAAAGAATCAAAGAACTCGGCTGGTAAGACAGTCCTTGAGGTTGAGATTGAGACACTGTCAAAGCGCGACGCAGTTCTTGCTGGACTAGACTCGGATTACGAGAATCTTTTAATGGAAACAAACGAGTCTCCAGAGATGCCAGAAGGTTATCACAAGATTGATCCTGCTCGTTATGAGTCAAGAGCAGATCAAGAATTCCCAGAAGATTTTGAAGATAAACCAGATGCAATTGCCCGCGGTTATGAGCGTGACTCTTTAGCAGAGTCATTTAGAGCAGCGATTGAAGACGGGTCAGGCGAGGTTATTCTTGATTGGGATGATGAAAAAGAAGTTACAGTTGCTGTAGAACTTGTTCGTGATGCTCTACAGATTCAAGGTGTCGACACAAATGCGCTGCTCAATGACATTGCAAACGCAGACCCAGACGCAGAAGCTTCTGATGAAAAGGCTGAGGCTGTAGAGCAGAGCGCAGATAATCCAGTCAATGCTATTCTTGAGGAAGCTAACACCGAGTATGACATGCAAGACTGGAAGAAGGTTGGTCCTCAACTTGGATCTAACGAAGGCGGCTTCTACGAGGATGCTGAAGGAAATCGCTTTTATGTAAAGACTCCTAAGTCAGACCTGCACGCTGAGAACGAACTTCTTGCTGCTAAGTTTTATAAGCTTCTTGGTATTGATGCTGCTGATCTTGGTATTGCCAGTGCAGATGACGGTGTAAAGAAAACATTCTCTCCAGACATTATTGGTTCTAAGCAGGACCTACAAGAGAAGTTGAATGACCCAGAGTATCTTGCTAAGTTGCAAGAAGGCTTTGCAATTGATGCATGGCTTGGAAACTGGGACGTTGCAGGTTTAGGATTTGATAACGTAATGTCCGATGGTGATGGCAACCCTGTCCGCGTGGACCCAGGTGGAGCGCTTTTGTTCCGCGCTATGGGTAAACCTAAGGGTTCTTTATTTGGCAATGATGTCAATGAACTAGATACCTTACGTGATCCTAATATGAATCCGCAGTCTGCTGCGATATTTGGTTCAATGACTGATGAACAACAAAAGGAATCAGCGCGCAAGCTTCTTAACATATCAAACGATGATATTGACTCAATGGTTGATGGAATCATTTCTAACCCAGAAGCTGCACAGGAAATTAAGGATAAGTTAAAGGCTCGTCGTAAGTTTATTCTTGACCGCTATGATCTTCTTAGTGAAGACTCATCTACGTTAATTGAAAATGTAGATGTTGAAGACGAGAACGATAAAGATCCAGAGGCTGTCTCAACTCCGGAAGGTAAGAGCACGGAAATTGACAACCGTCTTGACACCGCTCGCAGCTGGGCTGAAGAGTACGCAGAAGACGAGAACATGCTTGCGTCAGCTCGTAAGAAGTTTAGAGCTGTAGCAGATCAAATTGACAAGGTACTTGTTGATTGGCGCAATGGTGAGATCTCTGATGAAGAACTTCCAGGTGTATTAGACGAGTTACGTGATCTTGTGGACTTTGGTAAGATTGGTGATGATACCGCACTACTAAATAACATTGATGATCTCGATGAACAGCTCATGAATCTTAAAGAATACATTGAGGAAGAAAACAAGAAGAACGCGCCGGACAAAGTTGAAGTAGAAGAACCTGTGAAGTCTGCGGATCCTGTACCGACAGAGTCTGTAACCAATCCTTTCAAAGACAAGAACGGCACTCCGATAGAGCCAGGCGCTAAATTGCGTTATGAAAAGAAAGGCGAGATTCTTGAGGGCGTGCTTTCTCGCTACGACAAAAACTCAGGGTACGTTTGGATTAAATTACCAGGTGGCGGAAAACCTAAGGTGTTTAGCACAAAGTATCTGACAGTTATTACTGATGGTGACGATGGTGGTGGTGGCGAAAGCCCAAAAGCCCCTGAGCCTTCACCGGCTCCAACTTCGGCTCCGGATCCAACTCCAACGCCTTCTGTAGAGCCTGATGCTGATGATTTAGACGACGAAAGTAAAGAATCTAAGCCAGAAGACATTGGACAGTTTGACACTACTGCAAAATTAACAGAAGATGGTAAAAAAGTTCGTGTATCTTTTACAGTAGATACAATTCGTCCTTTCAACCCGAATAGTGATACTGGGCCAGACGGTTGGGCCGATGTAATGCCTTATGTAGTAAAAGAAAAACTTGGCGATGACGGTGTAGATGATATTACAGTTGAGATCCCTTTAGAAGATATGGACAAGTTTGGCAAATACTATGAAGATCTTATAAAAGAAAAATGGGTGCCTGAAGAGTTTTATGGTGACCTGTATGAAAAGTCACCTAAAAAACTTCAAGCGCACTCAAAAATGATTAAAGATCTGTTAGACAAACAAGGAACAAAGATCTCTGATGAAAAGGCTAATCAGATTCGCGACGCCATAGACGAAGAAGGTCTTGTTGACTGGTCTGAGGCAGATGATTCAGACATCTTATCAGCGATTACAGACATAGTTGCTCCAGGTATAGTTGATATTAGTGAAGAGATTGCTACTGGTGAAGCTAGCAAGAAAGAGAAGAAAGAAGAACCTAAACCTGAAGAATCAAAATCAGAAGAACCTGGGCCATTTTTTGACAAGGATCTTAATAAAGCAGCGCAGTTAGTTGCAAACCTTTATCAGTATGGAGGACTAAAATCTGAAGATCTTGTTGGTGTAAACCCGGAGCTAGGCGCCATTGCAGTAAATGTAGACGGTCAGATACTTGTATTTGATGGACCTAATGATAAGTACACTACTATAGAAGACGCTGATAAAGATTTTTATGCCGGAGGAGACGGAGCAATCTTTGGTTGGAGAGAACCAACTACCGCAGAACAAGTAGACTTAAAAGGTAAAATTGAAACTGAGTCAACTCCATTTGACCAAGGCGAGCAAGAGATCCAGCAAGAGCTTGATGCAGATGTAGACTCAAGCGCAGAAGATCTAGATGTTCCTGAAGGTCTATTGTCAGCTCCAGACGCTAATGGAAAAAATGTTTTTGCAGGCGTAAAGGTTGCTGACAAAGACGGAGTAATTGGAACTGTAATCGGAGTAAATAAGCAAAATTACGCAAGAGTAGATTTTGGAAACGGAACTGTTAAGTGGCGTTCAGTTAAAACATTGAAATCTACAGGAGAGCTTGATGAGAACTTCCAAGGATCTACAGTAAAGGTAAGCGGAGGTAAGTCTACCGGAGCAGGCGCGCCACCAGTTATCGTTGATAGTCCAGCAGACTGGAAACTATCAAACTTTGAAAATGTACCCGCACTTCCTGACGCAATCGCAAGAGTTTTAGACACAACTGACAAGAACGCCGGAATGCGCGGAGCTTCAGTTGCAGTGGATGCAGACTCCATTGAAGATCTTGATGTTCGTGTAATTCATGTTAAGGATGAGAATGGCGTTGATAACATTCAACTAAAGTTTAAGCTCACAAACTGGGCAGGAAAACAAAGAGTAGCTGAAATAGCTAAGATGACTCCTTCTGAGCAAGCAGAAAATGGAATTCAAGTTAGCCCGATGAAAATTCAAAGAATTGACGTCGACAAGGACGGTGTTGGACAAATCTCTAGCACAGAGACTGCCTACACTAACGGTGCAGGTAGAACTTACACAATTACCACTGAGGACGGAATTGTTATTAAGATTCATCGCGCAAACGCTGATGGTTCTGATACCTTTGGTAAAGGATATGGACAGAGCCCTGCTCGCGCGTTTCATAATACAGTTCAAATTCAAGCACCGGTTGATGCAACCGAGGACCAGATTGCAAATGCCTTAAAAATTGCTGGTGTCAGCGAGGTTCGTCCAGCTACACCGGCTGACTCAAAGATTCTTGTCGAGAATCGCCTGATGAGTATATTTGACGCAAAGACAGACGCAAACACAAACCCTAAAGGTGAAAAGAGAGCAGAAAGCTTAGCAAAGGTAAAGGACAAGTGGGGTCTAACTGTAGACGACGTTATTGTTACCACGGGTGCCTCTGGAAGAATAGAGTACCGTCTTTCTCCAGAAGGAGCAAAAAAGATCTGGGAGGCGACAGGAAAACCTGCTGTTATTCATCACGGTCTTCGTAATCCAGGGATTCTTTCCTACACCATGACGGAAGAGGAGAAGGATAAGGCAATGACCGATTGGATTGTTGGTCTTATTGACAATCCTCAAGGAGGTCTACTTTCAACGACAGCTCGATGGACAGAAGGCGTTGGCGTTCATGGCCAGTCAAGCGCAAGAGACATCGAGACCGGAGGAGCAGACTACGTATTTACTCGTCCTTCTAGCAATGACGGCAAGAAAAGATACGGGACTAGCGATTACGTACCTACCCTGTATTTTGATCCTTTAAAGTTGTATGAACGTCTAGACTTTTACGCAAACTACACTGATAAGTTTGGAGCACGTCAAAAGAACAAGGACGTTATTTCTGCGGCAAAGGTTGGAGCCTATGAGGTTATGTTCAAACATCGCCTTGCCTGGGAAGATCTTGACGTTATGGTAGTTTCTAAGAGAGTTCACACAGGGGTAATTGAGGGACTAAAGGCTCGAGGAATTACAACAATTGGTGGTCGTCCAATCGAGGAGGTTATCATTATCGGAGAAGGAGAGACTAAGACATGATGAATAAGTTAAAGCTTACAGACGAGGCCGCGTGGAAAACAGACGAAGGCTTTCTAGCCGGACCAGCGGTTCTCGTTGCTAACACTGAAAACGGTTCAGCCATGCTTAAGCCTATCTATGGACTTCACATCGAAGAGCTTGACGGTAGCCCACATGTTGGAGCAGCTACCATTGAAGGCATACGCTACTACCCTCTTGTTCGCGCGGAGGATGTTCGCGTAAGTGCAATTAGAGGAGACATAACATTCTCAAGTTACGGTACTATTTATACGGTAAGGGCATTTCAAGATATTGATGGTAGATGGGCTTCTCGTCTAAAAACCGTCGTTCCTGCTG